TATCTATTATGGGGTCAAATATATTTACCATATGTATATTTATAATGAAAAAGGGCACCTATTACTAGGTGCCCTTAAAGTTTAACGTATTTTTGAGAGAGAAAGGTCTACTCTTCGTCTGCCAATTTACTAAAATAAGACAACGTATCGTCTTCCTCGCTAGCAGGTTTAGAGTGACTTACATCAACTTTTTTCACTTTACCGTTAGTCTGTTGTGGGAGGTCTACAGTTTCCACGGTACTAGTGTTTCGTGTTCCCATAATTACCCTATTCAGTTTCTCTTTGAGTTCGTCATAGGTTTTAAAATTACTAGGGGCCACAAAAGATTTTAAAGGATATTGTTTAGACCAAATCGCTTTGATGTTTTCGTCATCTTTCGCTAATGGTTTCACTCCTTCAAATTCAGATTTGTCATAGTTCCAATAACCATCAACTTTTCTAATTTTCAGTTTAAGGTTTGCACCTTTCCAAAAATCAAATGGGTTGATTGCTTTTTCATCCTCAAATTGAGGTTGCATTGCTTCTGATATTTTATCAAATATTTTTTTACCATATCTGAATAAGAAAACTTTACCTTCATTTTCTGGATGTTTTGGATCGCTGACCACATAGATGTTAGAATAATATGATAATTTTCTTTTTCTCTTACGAGCAATATCTTTATCACTATCTACACCTGTGTTCCACAATCTAGTATTATCTTCACTAACTGGATCTTTAGTATTTAAAGTTGTTAATGAATTTTCAATGTACCAACCGCCTTTGTCTTGAAATGCGTGTGACCATACTCTTTGCCAAGGCATTTCTTCCTTTTCAGACGCAGGTAAAAATCTTAAAACGGCATAACCGTTTCCAGTTTTATCTAGTTCTGGTTTCCAGAATCTATCGTCTTGATACTTACTCTTGTTTGATTTATCCTCAGGATTGAGGTTTGTTTCAAGTGCCTTTGTTATCTTATCAAAGTTACTTGATGATGATTTTAATGTTTCAAAATCCATATAATTATATCTCCTTTGTATTAATTGTATGTTGTATTTGTGTTAGCTATATTATCGCTATCTCTTTCTTATTTATACTCTCTAATATATCATAAACCTAGTATATTGTCAAGCTTGGAATAATCTATGTATTTTAAATTAGAAGTACTATACCACTCTTCAATAGGACCACTTACTTTATCTCGTCCATCATTATATAGATTAACCTTATAAAACTGTATCTGTGGAAACCTATTAAACATAGTCTTCCATTGGTTAATCCAATTGATAGCAGGTGTAGGACTATTTCCTTCTGCTGTATAATGTTTAGTACTCTTATATAAGTTATTAAGAAATTTATTATGACTATATAAATCGTGTCCTATTAAAAATATTTCATTAGGTCTCTCTACTTTAACAGCAACTAAACCAGATGTAGCTCCACAAGCCCAACCGTGGTCTTTGGGTTCAACAATATCATCTAGTGAGTGTGAATAATCTGGTTCTTTAATCCAACTAACTTTAACTATAGCGTGTTTAACGTCTTTCCTAATTATACCTCCATCTTTTTTTAATATTGCAACAATACCTTCTAAATTACCACCGTGTATAACATATTGTTTTGAATCACCACGTTCATTTGTTATCAGTATATCTTTTTTAACTGCCTCTTTAACATCTTCTACAGACAAACTATCTGCAATTACTTTATCATATGAAAATGCAGGTATAGGTGTCCAACCTCTAAAATAACAAGGTATCTTTTGTGCCATACCTGCGTGATATACTTCGTGTGTTATTCCGTGGTCAACAGCTGTTATACAATCGCATAAATCAGGATGGTCTCTATAAATGGCATTACACCCATACATTTTACCAAATGGTTTATATTTGTATAAATCTATATCTTTTCTACTCTCACCATTGCCTATACAAAATACTCTATCTGGCATTTATTCTATCCATTGCTTCTATAATTTCTTTCGTTGTATAATCATATCTTGGTTGTATTGTATCTAAAACTTTTCTAATAGCTTTAGGATATAATTTATGTTCTTCATTTAAAACTTTCCGTTCAAGTGACTCTTTAGTTTCACCTTTACCTATCTTCACTTCTCTTTGCATAATAATTTCTCCTGAATCTAATTCACCTGTAGCATAATGAACCGTACAACCAGTAAATTCTTCTTTGTTGTCTAATACTTGTTTATGTACATTTAATCCCTTGTACCTTGGTAATAATGATGGATGAATATTTAAAACTGTATATTTTTTAGTAAATGTACTAGACAATTTTCTCATAAATCCTGCCATACAAATTAAACCAATATTATGCTTGTTAATTTCATTAATGATTTGTCCTTCGGACTCTACAATTTCAAAAGGTATTTTATATTGTTTTGCATACTTTAAACCAAATGCCTTTGGACTGCTACTCATTACTACTTTAACTTGTTCACCAAAGTTTTTAATGATTGAAAGTAAATTAGAACCTCTACCAGATATTAATACTGCTATGTTTATCATCCTTTAACAAGTGGAACAAAAGTACACCCTATTAAACTTTCTTCTTTAATAATTGGTACACCTGCCTTCTCTTCTTTTTTAATAATCTCTACTATCTTATCACCAACAGGCACAATCATTTTACCACCATCTTTTAATTGTTTAAGTAATTTATATGGTACTTTATCTGCCATTGCTGTTACAATAATTTTATCATATGGTGCGTGTTCTTCCCAACCATTGTGACCATCATCTACTTTAAATTTCACGTGTTCATAACCTAATTTTAACATTAACCTTTGTGTTCTTTGTGATAATTTAAAAATTCTTTCTACTGAATATACATCTGTTGTTAATTCTGCCAACACAGCAGTTTGATAACCTGAACCTGTACCTATCTCTAATACTTTGTCTAAAGGTTTAATACCTAATTGTTCAGTCATATATGCAACCATAAAAGGTTGTGATATAGTTTGACCATAACCTATTTCAAGTGGTGTGTCTTCATAAGCAAATGCACCACCCACACAAAACTTATGACGTTGTACTTGTCGCATTGCATAGATAGTTCTCTCATTGATTTTATAACCCTTGCTCATAAGAGTTTTAATCATTTGGTCCATATCTCTTTTCATTAAAAATAGTTAATATTAATATTAACTCTCCTTGGAGCATTTGTTGTGTTTGAACTAGTATGTAATTTAGATGGATCAAAAAGGATTGCTCTGTTTGCAACACTCTCAACTTTGTCAATTTTGTCGCCATCTTTAAACTTTGTGTAACCATTACAAGTGTTAAAAGCAAGTAAACAACCTTTGTGTGTATAATCTGTATCTATGTGCCAAGTGTGTTCAACAAGTTTGCCTTGATTAGGATATGAATTTATTTTTACTCTTATCAACTCTTTCATCTTTAATTTAGATGTAATTGGTTTTATTATATTAAACACGTCTTTAGTATTATAGGGTTCCATTTTTTGATTGTCATATAACGAGTGAACCATAAAAAATTGTCCGTCAACTCTTTTAACTTCTTTTTTTATTTCCTGTGGGGTTTTATCCCAATCCCATTGAGAATAGTTATCTACTGGTTGGTCAAAATGATACCAAGGAAAAGTACGACCCAATACCATTTCTTTCATTTCATTAAAAGTGTATTCATCTAAAAAATTATCTATAACTTTAATCATTTTAAACGTTTTTTCCAAAACTCTTTTATCTTATTATAGTTAACTGTAAATTGTTGTCTTAACATTAAATAACTTATTCTTTCATCTTCTTTAAATTTAGGATCAGTTACAATATTTAAATTTCTATGTTTTATTTCATCTTTAGGTATCAGTATCAATTGTGCTATTGGTGTGCCTGCTTTGATTAACTCTTCTCCTTTTGTAGTGTGCCAAAACATAGGCACCATAATACTACCTATTCCCAAATCACAATCTAATATACCTGAACACGTTGTAAATCTAAAATCATCTAGGTAAAATGGGTGCAACATTAACAGATAATGGTCTTTAGGTATTCTTACCTTCCAAGGCATATTAACTTTAAGTATTTTCTTTAATGTGTCTTTCGGCCAGTTCTCATAAAAAGGATATAAATTTCCTACTCCGTGATGATTAACAAACTCTTCTTTTGCGCCTATAGCTTTGTCATTTAAAGATACTTGCCATCTATAATTTTCTTCATCATCACCAAGTACATCTATCTTAACGTCTTGATGTAGTCTTACAATATATCCTTGATTTCTATAATCAATAATACCTGGACATTTTGATGTATGTCTTTGATCCTTTTTTACTGCGAAAGATGTATTTTCATATTCACCTCGTTGTGTCAATGACCCAAATTTTCTATAATCTTGCGCCATCTTAATCATCCATTTGTGTCTATATTCACTTGCCTTAATTATAGGCATAGTCTTTTCAACACCTTCTATTTGTGCTATAAAATCAATTTTCATTTTGGAATCCTTCTCGTATTGTTTCTTTTAATATTAATTGTGCTTCCACTTCATTGTATCTTAAAAATGGTTTTAACTTTTTGAGTTTAATGGAGATATTAGGCCAGACAACCTTTTCCTTAATTTGTGTATCCCAATCTTTGATAAACGCAATAGCTTTATCAAGTATGATGGCGGTCTGGTAGCTAATTTTTTCTTGAATAAGTAATCGTAGCATTCTTGGATGTTGACCATTATGTACGCCCATACCACTATCAAAAGTAATACCACGCTTGTTAAAATCGTAAATAATACGACCAATATCGTTTCGCAAATTATAATTAAGAGACTCACTATACTTTCTATATCGTAAGTAGATTTTGTGTCCATCATCTTCAAGTAAATTTCCTATCCATTTTTTATTATTACTAGCAAAGTTAGAAACAAAATAATCAACAATACTATCTTTAGCATATCTATTTGAAAGTTTATAAAAAAAATATCTATCATTACGCTTTGTAAATTGTTCCAAACTCGTATTCACCTTACCATTATATTTATGATAGTCATAAGCAGTTGTAGTAAAATGTAATTTAACTGCTAGATATGTCTTATAGACATCAAATCCATTATAATTCATTTATTAACCATCTAACAAGTACCTCACACACATTGGAAAATGGTCTTTCATATGTTTTGATATATGATGTGTTACCATTCTTGTTTCCACTTGAGCATTTTCTTTATTTCTTAAATTACATACCCTAGCAAATGCATATAAACTACCTGACCATATCCACTCGGTCATCATACATTGAGGTAATATCATACGTGCCATTTCAGGTGCTATATCGTCTGCTAACATATCATTATACATTTCTTCAGCGTCATTTATTATTTTAGTTATATCATAAGGTACTTCTTCATCACTTGAACCTTGTTTAATATTCTTATCAGGACGTTTTCTCCACATAAATGGAACATAAAAATGTGGTTTATCATCTACATATCTTCTACTCACTTCGTTCCAACTTAAACCAACTTGATGTTTAACTAGTTGTCTTGCAACAAAAACAGGTGCCTTAATTCTAAATGATAATGAGGCGTGAGCAAAAGGTGACCAATGTCCGTGTACTGCAAGATATTTAATTAACTTTTCATCTTTGTCTTCAAATTTATCTTTAATTTTTGCAAATGATACTCTAGCAGCGTTCACTACTGATAGGTCACTACCCATTTTATCTATAAGTTCAACGTCCATCTTTAATCTTTTCCTTCTATACTAGTTCCTTTAAAAGGATCTTTTGAAGTATTCCTATTATGCTCATTATATTTCTTATTCTCTTTTGCCTCTTTTAATTTTAATTTAATTTGATCCTCTGGTGAAAAAACGTTAGTGAGTTGATTTTCTTCTAATATTCTAATTGCTTCTTTATTCTTATCTTTCATATATTGCCTCCAATGTTCCAAAATAAAATATTACCTTCAAGTTTTTCTATATTATGTTCTAACCATTTCCACGCTTTTCTATCCCAAGTTCCGTTGCAAGGAAATGGTACTTCATAGTCTTCCATCATATCATCAAATTTAAATTCTGATTTATAAACATTAATATTGCTAGAAGAAATATAATGACTTTTATATTTTTTATTAATTGTACTCTCATTTGATACTGTAATAACTTGTGCTTGTTTAATAGAATTAGAAAATAAATCATTACCTGGTGCATATGCTTGGACAATTCCGGAACTTGTTACACCTGACCCAGCAGAAATAACTAAATGGTCAACTAAATGTTCCTTAAAAACCTTTTCAGCACGATTCTTTAATTCACTACGATAATCTATATGGTCAAATGCATACGGCAACATTTGTATATCATTTTGTTTTGCATATTTCTTAACTCCATTATATAATATTGCCATCATATTAGGTTTTAATTCGTGAAACTCACAATCATTTTCTCTTGCTTTATTTAATATAAATTCTGAATATGTTTTTGATGGTGGGTATGCGTAAATAAATTTAATACCTTTTTGCTTACAAAGATATGATAATGCCCAACCACTCCAAGAACCATTGACAGCAAGATGTATTAATGGATATTTAGGATTTAACTTATCTAACAATTTATTAATACCTGACATTTTACCCCACGGTGGTAATACATTACCATCACCCATAAGGTCATCCCTTTTAACAAGTATCTTACGACCTTTTAAATCATATTCTTTAACTGGTGTATCTATTCTCATTAAAACGTAACTCTTTCACTCCGATTTAAAATAGGTTTTGAAATCAAACCATTCAAACAATCTTTTATTTGCTGTTCTAAATCATTAAAATATGTTGTGTTATTTTCATATGAAAAATTATGTTCCCAAGCAGTATGTTTTGTATAGGTGATTTTTCTTGTATCAAATAATTTATTTCTATATTCACTTCCTAAAGTATCAATATAAGCGTGAGAGATATTATCTATATTATCTAATAATGCTTTATTGTCTATAACATCTGACCTACTAATTGATATTAATTTACCTTTAAATTTAGAAAGTATATCATTATTAATAAGATGTTTATTTTTCTCTGGTTGGACGGTTACAATTAATGTATTATAATTATGCCAAGGAAATCCATATATATCATCTGGTGTAGATACATTTCTTCCTATAATTGTTATGTTATCTGATTTTACTTTTGACCCAACTGATCCATTACCTATTAATGCAATTTTATCATCATCTTTTATATACTGATTTATCCAATCAGCAGTTGATTGTGCAAATGGTTTTGTAGTAACAACTCCTATATTTCTTCTCTCACATTCTTTAAGATTGATATTATCATATCCGTGCTGGCGAACTACAATCCATTCTAAATTAGGAAATGCTTTATAAGTTTTTTCACCAACTACACTAAACTTTACTGATAAAACTTTTACATCTTTATTGATAAAATTTAAACTATCATATTGACCGTGAGATTCCCACTCATAATCTTTCAAAAATGTTTCTGGTGCAAACTTTATATCTTTTTTATCTTTTAATATTATCACTACTCACCTGGTCCATCTATCGCTGGTGTATGTTTATTATAATGTTCTAATGACTTTTTATATTGTTCTTCCGTTAGTTTATGCCACCCTATACAACTACCTGTTGGAGACCTACCACAAGTACACGTACTTGATTCTGTTGCAAGTTTAGTTTCCCATTTATAAATTATGTTTGTTAAAGATTGAAAATGTGGATTTGCTTGTGCTACTAAATCATTCCTAACTTTTCTTATATCATCTAACAATTCTTTTATCTTACTCATATTAAAATGCCCCAAAATAATTAGGATTATTATGTGTCATATAAATGACCCAACTTAAATAAATAAATATCGCAATAATATATAATAACATCCACTTCATCTTATTTTTTCTTTTTAATCAACCAGCTCCTATTTTTCTTATACATCAAAGCAGTTCGTTGTTGTCCTTCTTTAGGTGTAACCAATTTAAATTTAGTTATTCCCATTTTCTCATACATTGGTAAATCAAAATAAAATTTCCACCAAGTTATATCGTCTTTATAAAAGGTACGTTCCATACCAAAATCAACCAAACTACACGTAAATTTTCTTTTTGAATTCTCCTCAAACGTTTTTTCAGTATTGAGTTTAGAAGTTATGCCGTAACAAACTTTACTAGGACAATTATAAGAACATTCTATATTCATAAACAATCTAATCAAATCTTTTCTTTTAATACTTTCTATAAATTTAATATCATCATTACAATGAATAGGTAAAACAATAGTATCATATAATCCTAATGAAACTTTTTGTTCTAGTTTTTCATTATTAGTAATATCTTGTATGCAACTTGCCTCTATATTATAATTAGGAAAATCATTTTTAATATATTCAGCAAACTTATCAATTGCAACAATAATAGAATTTCCTTTTTTATTATACTTTTTTAAAACTGGTTTACTTTCTTTATAAGCCTTGTCAGTTATAAATTTATTTTGTAAAGTTAATTTTAAACCAATACCCTTATCATAAATCCAAGTAATATCTCTCCAACTTATTTCTGGACGTACTGCAGGTCTACCTCCATATAAAGGAATATATTCACCTACTTGTCCATAAATAGAATCTATATCATCATAACTAAATTTAAAATTGGAATATTTTTCTGCTGTGTTTATATGCAAATCCAAATGTTCTTGAATAGGTACCCAAGAATCCTTTGCTCTACTTGAACAAGATATTTTCATTTTTTGTTTTGTCCTTTTCGCAAAAGTCTTTCTCTTTTATGCCACGCCCATACACTTACTGTACTGGCTATTTTTTCTATCCAATGATAGATATAGTTATACATTATTTTATCCCACATATTAAGATGGTAATACTCCTTGTTTACCACCTTTTAATAAGTTTAATTTTTGTGATTGAAATTGGATTTTTTCTTTGAGTGGTTTAGTAATTAATCGTCCTGCTGATTCTACTTCAAGATTATTCTCTTCACAATAAAGTACTATAGCATCCACGTATGACATACCTTTATGTTTTTTTACAACATCTTCTATTATCAACGAAAATTCTTTTGAGTTCATTACATTACTATAACATATTTATATTAAAATGTAAAGCGTGTAGTTTCTGTTGCCACGTACTACACAACGCCGTTTGCCTATTAACTAGGCAGCAAGAGCATAACTTTCGTTAGCTTTTATAGTTTTGATAGTACGCTATCAGCGATTTAACTCCAGATAGTTTTAGTTAGTAGTCGAATCTAACTCACCCCCTTAAAGCACACACTAATGTGTTTTGAATTGGTGGAGGTGGTGGGAATCGCACCCACGTCCTCACTAATTATTATCTATCCTTCAACGTCAAATTCTTTATAAGTTTAACCCTATTTTTGGTTTAACAAATTCTAAATCAAATGACTTGTATAACATACAAGACTCTAATCCACTCATTGTTGTCATAACTACAACTGATTGTTTGTATGTAGGGTCAACATAATATTGTACTATAAAAACTGGTTCTCCATCTGGTTTTGCTCTATCTCTACCAACAGAAACATTTACCAATGTAAAATGATTTCTTTCAAGATACGCAATCACATTTTCACTAGTTCCACATATGACAGGCATTTGTAACCAATATAATTGAGCACCAACATCTGGTGCTGGTTGATAATCTTTAGGAATATCTGGCATTGGATTTGCACCTTCGTGCTCCGCTACAGCAAACGTACTCATTGTTATAAGTATCGCTCCTACTATCGTTCCAATTATTTTGTTTAACATAAGTGACCTCTCGTGGATAATTTCCAGCCACCTTGTTAATGTTATTGCTTGATTTTATCTTTGTTTAGTTTCTCATAGTATTTATAAAAATACTTGATAGATTCTTCTAGTTTGGGTTCAAAATCTTTTTTATCTCTTATAAAGGATCGCATTGTGCCGTCTTCACCTGCCATTAATATAACTAATTGTTCTATGCGTTTGCCAAAT